CCGGCCGTCCTTCCCGACCGGGAAGCAGTAACCGCCGGCGAGAGCATTCAACGTGTGTTTCGCGTTCGAGTCCACGAGGAACAGCCGCCTGCCCTTCATCTCCGTCCGGATCATCGGACTCAACGCACCGCGCGCCATCGTGGGGTAGGCCGCGCGCATCGGCACGAGCTTCGCCGCGCGCATGGCCGCCATCAGCGGCATACGTTCCTGCTGGTCCATGACATCGGCCGGCAGCCACGCGGTCAGTCGCGACCTCGGGAACGCGGCCCGTACAAGCGCCAGAATGTCCGGAACCGCCTGCGCTGGAGCCAGCGGCGACACCCAATCGGCAACCACCACGATTCGCTCACCCTCCACAGACGCCAGAATAGCCGTCGTCTCGCCTCCAGTCGCATTGAGGCAAAGCGCGAGCGCATCTCTTTGGGATGGCTCATATCCGTCCGTAATATTCCAGGTTCCGAAATCTTCATACACGATCACCCCCGAGAACACGCGCTGCGCATACGCCAGCGCATTCAGGATATCGCGCTTGCCCGACGGGAAGTTGAGGATTTCCGCAACCAGCTGCTGGTGCTGGCCGGTCCCGCCCACCAGCACAATGTCTCCGGCTTCGAAGAACGGTTGCAGGCCCATGATGAACTGCTCTTTCGAACGGTCCTGCGGTGCGCTGATCGGCTTGAGCGGCAGGCTCTCTCCCCGGCGCAGCATCTCCGCACGCATCGGCTGCAGCAGCCACTCGTCCAGTGAATTCTTCTCTATCGCCACAGTAGCGGAATCAAACCGCCTTGAGGTTTCAAAGCAATCCCGGATGATTTCGTCGGGCTTCCAGTACTCGCCGGAACTGGCGTGCACGTAGATCCGGGTGCCGAGCCGACTAAGCACAACGCGACCGGTACGATCACTACTGCTGATATTTGCAGTGCGAGCAGGATCGACGACAAGTGTCTTCGGAAGCCACGCCGCAGGGTCGAGTGCAGTTTCACGGATGTGCTCGCTTACAAAAGGTTTGTCCTGACTGCCGATTGCCATCAGCATGTACTCCTGCTGGAACCCGCTCAACTGCCCGGCGCGCGCCGCTTCATCGCGCTTCCTGCGTACCACTTCCATTGGGAACAGCCCCGGCCACGCGGCAACGGTGTTCGGGTCGTCGATATCGCCGTTGCAGACCGGAATCCGCAGACAAACCCAGTCGGGATTGCTCCGCAGCCGGGACACCAGACAGTCCTCCGCAAGCGGGGTCTGTGTCACCCTCAGCCGCCTCCTGCTCTCGTCCATCGCGGGCGCGAGTTGCAGATAGAGCTTGCGCAGGGTTGCGTCCACCGCGTCCTTGTCCTTGACCATCGTTTCGTTCTCGATGTCGTCAAGGTACGCGCGGTCCGGCCGCCAGTCATGCCACTTGAACCCCCGTAGCTCTTCTTCCCAGCCGTGCGCCTCGATCAGGACACCGTTCGGCAATTCGAACTGGTGCTCGTTCCACAGGCGCCCGGTCACCTTCGCAATCTTCCCGAACAGCGTGAGAATCTTCATGTTCTTCGCCGCTTCGTTCTTGATCGCCTCCAGCCTTTGACAGGCTTTGGTGTACGTCTCCCCAATGATCAGGCAATAGTTGAAATTCCCGAAGCATGCTTCGAGCAGAAGGAACTCTTCTGACAGCGTAGATTTGCCCGCGCCCCGGAATGCTTCCACCAGCACGTACGGGTCCTGCGCGCCCCACGCATCCAGTATCTCGACGTGAAACGGGGGACTCGCCTGCGGATGCCGGTGCGGGAACACCATCGCGCTTGCCAGCGCCCGGTCCTCGCTGATGACCCGCAGCGTGGCTGCCGAGGTCAGGCCCATCAGGCCAGATACGAACTGGAAATGTTCACGATGTGGATCACGCCATCGATGGTCGTCGCCGCCTGTCCGACCACAGGGATGCGCAACGAAATGTCGGTATGCTGGGGCAGGATCACGTTACCCGGAATGATTTCCTCAAACGGTGACGTCGCCGTGATACTGAACACATTGCCCACGTTCATCGCGCCGGTTTGAGCGACCAGCGTGTTCGAGTTGTCGGCCCGCGCCACGCCTGCGGTAAACGCTGCGCCTCCGCTCACCGAGGCCTCGAGCGAGGCGACGACCGCGACAAACCCGTTCGGGACCGTGTACACCGCATTCGCCACCCGGCCAAAGCCCGTGCGGATAATCCCGAGGTTCGCGCTATTACTGTTCGCGACCATCGATATGTTGCCGGCGTTCGTGTTGCCGAACGCTCCTGACACGACCACGTAGGCGTTGTTCACCCGCAGGTAGGCGTTGACCGTGTTCACCGGCGTTACGCCGTTCAGGGCCACGTTCTCACTGACCGGGTTGTAGTTCGCGTCGAGGCCCGTCACGAACACGACCCGCGCGCCGCTGCCCGCAATCGCCGTATCGTTTGCCGAGCTTGAACTCAGGTTCAGGGTGCTGGCCGCCGCGAGGTAGGGGTAGAGAGCCACGGTCGCCGCGTTACCGTAGCAGTCGTAATTCCCCGTGGTCGCCAGTGCGCTGGCATGCCCCACCGCCCCTACCACGTTGACGCCGGCGATCAGCCCCGCGCCGGCCGCGATCAGGAAATCAGGCTCCAGCGGGTTCTGCGTCAGATTCTTGATGTATCCGGCAAGTGCCATGGCGCGCCTCGGTTCGTGAACTGGAATTCCGCGCCAGTATAGCCCATCGATGTTTTTCCGGTTCGCGGTTCGGGATTGGGGTCTGCCAAATTTGGCACCCCGTCCGGCGGGGTGGGCCAGGGTTCCCAGAGTTAGGGTAAACCCTAGCCCGAAATGCGAATCACTATCAACTGGCCCCGGTGCCCCCGCAGCGTGGGGGTACCTTTGGGGGCATCTCTCTTTTCGGAAACCTCAAATTTCCTTTAGAATCAATGACTTATACTATCGGTTCGATCTCCTCTAGAGCACTCGAACTGGGCCGTGCGCAACCGATCTCGGCCGGCGAACCGGGTCCGTGATCGATGTTTTGGAGGCTCGCACACCACCTCGTTTCGCAATCCAAACCGCAAATCCTGAAACGCTGTTCCATAGGTGGAAGCCTCCGGATCGCGGGTACGCGCGACCATAATGCAAATAGCAAATCGTTTTGCCATACACAAACTGGAGAATTTTTCCAACTGGCTGTTGACTTCCATTTTGCAACTGCTATAGTGGAATAACACCAACCGGGAGACAGACATGGAAACGATCAACGAACTCAAGGCACGCATCCTGAGCATCACGAACAGCGTTGTGCCTGTTTCGACCCACAACAAGGCGATCATCAACGCGGCCTGCAAAAGCCTCTACGAACGCACTGGCGAAATCCTGGTCAACGGCTCTTTCATCAAGGTCTGATCATGCATACCGAAATCGTGTTACTTGCTGGCGGCTACATGGAGGTCGCATGCTACGATCCGTGGATGCCTGAACTCAAACGCCATTGGGTCATCCGTCGCACTGTCGACTATTCGAGGATCTGCCTGCAATGATCACCTACGTCGTTCTCTACCCCGGCGACATCTGGACCGGCGCCCGCTTCGCCTGTGACGACGGCCCCGATCTGGAGACCGCGGCCGATTCCCTCGCTTCGCATCTCGGCTACCGCAACCGGGACGAAATGATCAATGACAGGCCCGGACTCATAATCGGCTTCGCTCCCCTGCACTAACGAAAACGGGCTCACAGAGCCCTTTTCACTTACCTCTGGTCTTCTGCTATATCCCCGTGGTCCGCAGCCCGCTGTGCGGCCTCCTGTAGCTTCTGATCCGCAATCCGCAAACACTCATCACACCATCGGTGCCTGCGCCTCACCATTTCCACGAGGGGCATCGTGAATTCCCTGCCACAGCCTGCGCAAAGAACTGAATCGTTTCTGATCATGCGCGGCCCCCCGCCAGCATTTCGCAGATCGTTTCAAACTCTTCTTCAACCCAGGTGCAGCCTTCACCGATGCGGCTGCTTATCCCGTCCTTGACGTGATCCTTCCACCACAGGTCGCATCCGGTAACTTCCTCCTCGCGGTACGGAACGATAGCCTTAACTTCGTCCAGGTTGATAAGCACGGGACCGTCTACCGTTGTGAGTCTCAAAAACATTTCTGCTTCTCCTTAACAAATGTAACTGCTCAAATCGTCAATCCCCTTGCTCAACTGCTCAACCCTAAAGGGAGTTGAGCAGATTGAGCAGTAAAATCGGGGCTTTTTGCTTAAATCTCAACTTGCTCAAAAAGTAAATTGAGCAAGTTGAGCAGTTAAAAGTACACCAGTTTGTCCGCTTTCATTGCGAAAAAATCACGCTTGAGCATGTCCGAAATCGCGCGGCGGATGTTTGCGCCTCTCTTGCCCGGATCCGCAGCCAGCACTTCCTGAACTAATTCCTCGACAGCTAGCCCTTCTCCGCCGAGCGGTGCCTTGTCCGCGTACACATCGGAGACGAGCCGCTGGACCGCGCCGCCGGCACGCGGTTTGATCTTGCCGGGCATTTCTTCGTTGTCGACAACCACGCACGAGGTGATCTCCTTGCCCGTGGCGCGAAACCCGAGCGGCACGACCTGAAGCCGGAACGCGAACGGCTTGCCGTCTTCCCCGTCCTTCTGTTTCGTGACCCGTGCGCCGCGCGAGTCTTCATCGCGCGTGATCTCGATCTCCACATCGGCGGCCGCGCGAAGGCCTGACCAGCCGCGCGCGCCTTTGGCTTCGTCCTTGCCGCTGTGGTGGACGAGCACGACCATGGCGCCGGTCTGCTGCGCGATCAGTTTGCAGTTGGCTACGGCCCGGCCCATGTCCTTACCGGAGTTTTCCTCGCCGCCTGGCATCGTGGCGGCGAGCGTGTCGATCACGACAAGACCGACGGTTCCAAAGGCTCGGATCTCGGAGACCACACCCGCGATGTCGTCGTCAAACAGCAGGTTTGGTGCGGCGGGCATGACCCCGAACAGCGGGCCGGCTATCTCATGGTGCTTGCGGTAGGCCGCCACGCGCGTGCGGAAGCCTCCGGCGCCTTCTGCCGATATGTAGACGACGCCTGACTGCTTCGTCTCGTTCTCGCGCCATTTGACGCCGCGAGCGACGGCCGCGACCATGTCGAGCACGAAGAACGTCTTGCCTGAGCCGGAGGCGCCGTAGATGACCGCGAGGTCCGCCTGCGGCAATACGTCGTCAATCAGCCATTCTGTATGGAAGTCGAAAGAGAACTCATCATCCGGGAATACCTGCCACGGGCGCGCAGATTCAGGTTTGGCTCCGGACTTTGGTAGTTCTTTCTCCGCGCCGGCCATGACAGACCGCAAGGTGCTCATCCTGCCCTTGTAACTGCCAAGCGAGGCCCATGTCTTTTCGAACTTCTCGGCTGTATGTTTGGAGGACGCCGCCGACCATCCGTACGCCAGTTCGCGGCCCGCGTCGCCAAGCTCGTGATGCACGCCACACAGCACGCGGAACCAGTGGTCGTAGTCCGCCCCATCATTCGGGTGCCGCTTCAGGAGGGCCGCGACTTCTGACTCTGTCTTGCCTACCGGCTGTGCGTCGAAGGGATCCTCATCCGTGCTGCCAGTTCTTTCTGTCGATACCATAGCCACGCGCACAGACCATAGTCCTGCGGCAACGCGATCCGCTGCAAGTACCTCGAATGCGTCAATAACGCGTCGAGCGTCAATGCGCGTGAGTACAGGAAGTTGATCGGCTTCCAGTCCAACGATCCCTTCCCCGTCCAGTCCGTTCCACCACTCATAAGGCTTGTTTGTAGCGGGGTGAAGGTGATATGCAACCCATTGCTGTCCGTCGCCGAGGACCTCAACGTGATGATCGTGTCTCCCATCTGTGTAGACTCCTGATGACAGTTTGCGAAAGGGTTCATCGGACCGGAACGGAATGAGGAATTTCGGCGCGCGGCCCGTGCGCGTCATGAGGGACTGGCCGGCGAAGATCCGGTCTATCTCCTGCGACATGCGCTCCGCGACCTCGGGGTCCAGGATGTCGACGTCAATCGCAGGCGTGGTCGCGGCTATCACCCCTATGCCTGCCTGTGCCGAGCCGTTGGCGGCCATCCTGCGCACGTCTGCGGCACTCAGGTGGGCCTGAGGCCAGTCCTTCATCCTTGGCCCCTTGCTGCCAGGCGGCAACGGCAGGATACGATACCCCAGCTCTACCAGGCGTTCGCCATGTTCCTTGAAGTATTGCGGCATTACGCCTCCGTGCGCATGTCCTTCTGTGCCTGCACCCAGGCGTTGACTTCCTTGTCTTCCCAGAATACCCGGCCGCCTACCCGAACAGGTTTGGGGAAGTCGTCACGCTGCATCAACAGATACAAAGTGGACCGCGCGACGGGAACCAGCGACAGCACGTCAGAAACAGGGATCAGCATTGCTCATACTCCTTCGGACAGATTTGAGAAGCAAAGCATACGCCCCGAACCGCGAATGCACAAGAAAAAGCCCGCGCGAGGCGGGCTAAATGACAAAGGAGAAAACGGGATCAGTGTAGCAGGGAAAGTCTCATCACAATCGCGTCGATCACGATGACGACTCCGACCGGCATACACCAGAAAGGAATCCAGGACCACGGCTTGTTGCCGTAGAGCATGAACAGCACAAGACCGGCTGCGGCGAGCAACGCCCCGAAAGCAAATATCATGAGTGAGCCCCGGCAACGATCAGGATAACCGCCTGTTCGAACCCGAACTGGTCGACGAGCGGTGCGAACATGGCGGCCGCGACAGCAAGCACCACGAGAAGGAGTACGGAGATTGCGGCTTTCATATCACCACCGGTAAGTTGCCATAAGGATATTCGCGCCACTCGTGAACTGCGGATACGGGTTCCACGACTGGCTCTTTGCGAAATGCAGGAAGCGTACGCTCACCGGCCCGCGCGAGAGGCTCGCGCCGATCACGG